GGTCATGCATATGCTGGAAACCCGCACTGACAAAGAAACCCCCTTATCTGAGCTGGTGCTGAGGGAGGCCTTATGACACAGCAAGATCTGGTTCGCCGCTTCATGCTCCAGTTCCGACGTCCCTTCAACCAGAAACTGGTCTGCGAGATGACGGACGCTCCCCTGGAGATCGTCAACGAGGTGATGCGCACGATGCTTGCCGAAGGCAACATCAAGTGTATCTGCAAAGATCAAGAGATCTATGTCTATGCCCATCGCTACGACTTCAAGCTGGTGAATACGCACTCGCAGAAGTTGGACTTCAGTAAGATGGAGTGTAGTAAACTGCTTAAGGTTATCGCCAGTCAGAAGATACGCAGCATCCGTCAACTGGCTGATATCTATGGACGTAGCAGGCAGTGGATATACCTCTATCTGGAAGCGATGGCCTCGGTTAAGGTGATCGGCATCGATCAGAGCGGATACTGCGTATTAGAACCCAAGAAAATCCCCATGGTGGGATCGATTGTGATCAAGGGCATCCTGGGTGAACTGCGTAGCAAGGCCGGGATGCCACCCAAGCAAAGAGCGCCTTACCAAACAAAGAAGCGCATGGATCAACACTCACAGCAAGCACTGTAAGATCAGCCAATCGGGGGCATTCTATGGATAAGGAACTGAGAGAACGAAAACTACGTCAACAAATCCACGCCATCCGGGTCAAGAAGTTCCACTGGCCTCTGGACGCTTTCAAGTACATCATGAACGGCATGGGCTATGGCGATTCGCTCAGAGCCCTATCCGAAGATAAGCTGCTTGAGTTCAAGGCCATCATGCTCAAGTATCGCAGACATGGCCGACCTCTCGAATACAACTACGATAAGCAGGGCAAGTACATGCATGCCCTGATGAAGCAAGCCGGCTGGACCGAGTCACAGCTCCGGGCATTCACGATAAGTCACTATTCCAAAAGCCACTGGAACCTGCTCTCCAAGAAGGAGCGCAGAGCTGTGATCGCAATGCTGCAGAACTACATCAAACAGAATGAAAAGAAAGCCAAAGATAATAAGGAGACATCTAATGGACACACCCAAGACCCCCAAGGCTAAGAAGCCCCTACCCACTCGTATTGACGCTAACGGACAGAGTATCCCCACCTCGATCATCAGGCCGGAGATCCTGAAGCAGGATGCCATCGTAACCAAGACCATCAACCGGGCTATCAAGCTGCATGACCGCATGGTAGCTGACAAGAACCAGTTCTTTCAGGACGTGGAACTCTATCTCCAGCAGGTAGCCGAGAAGAACGGCCTGGAGTGGAAGGGCAATGCCGTTCTCAACAGCTTTGACGGCAAGTACCGGGTTGAGATCAGGTTCAAGGAGCGCATCCAGTTCGGCATAGAACTCCAACTCGCCAAGCAGAAGATCGATGAGTGCCTGAAAGCTTGGTCTGCCGACTCCAACGTGAATCTCAGAGCCATCATCAGCGAAGCCTTCCAGGTCGACAAGAAAGGCGAGATCGCCAAGTATCGCATCCTGCGTCTGCGCCGTTACAACATCAAAGATCAAACCTGGAAGGAAGCTATGGAACTGATCGACCAGGCCATCCAAGTGGTATCCACCAAGCAGTACATCAACTTCTATGAACGTGACGAGTCGGGCCAGTTCCGCCAGATCGTCCTCAACTTCCCGGCTCTGTGAGAAACAGTGGCAGCGTAATGCATCTCAATTTGATAAAAGCACAGGAGAATGAATAATGGCACCTATGAATACCAACACTGCAGAGGAACTGAACACGATGAGCATCTTCAATGATGAACGCACTTACCGCACCGATGAGATAGCAGACATGCTCAAGGTCGACCGCTCCAGCGTCTACCGCTGGATACGTGACATCGGTGATCCTCTGCCTGCTTTCAGAACTAAAGAAAACGGACAGCTGCGCTGCTCCGGTAAAGACCTCAACCTCTATCTGCTAAAGCACAAGGTACGCCCCGAGTATGAGTAACAGCCGTGAGTTTCGCATCAAGCGGGATAACTGCAAAGAAGCCTATCTTAACGGAAAGACAGATCCCACCGAGCTGGCGATGATCTTCGGAGTTTCCGATATCACCGTCCGCAAGTGGATCAAGTCCGGCAAGTGGGACGAGATGTTCAAGGAAGAGCGCAAGCTCGACCATGAGATCAACTTGGCTCGCAAGAAGGCACTCATCCAGGCACTCAGAGAGTATGCCAAGAATCCTGCCGATACCGCCCTGCAGAGCCTCGTCAGCCTGATCAAGCAAAACCAGAAAGACGCTGAGCCTTCCAAGGAACTGAACGACTACATCGTGCGCTTCCTGGATCAGGTGACCGACTTTATGATTGAGAAAGGGCATGAGACTATGCTCAAACAGTTCCAGGGCGTTGTCCTCGATCTTGCCGAGTACTTAAGAGTTAGAAATGGATAGATATACAGCCACGGACATGGTTGCCTCCAAAACTACACATCAGTCTACCCTCCAAACCCTCCACGCCTACAGAACAGCGGAGCCGTTGCCTCCGGCTCCGCTGAACCTTCCGGAATACCCACAGCCTCCAAGCCAACAGCCCGACATGGTCAGTCCTCCGACCTCCGGGTCCCCGGCGTCCGTCCCCCTGGGCGTCGGGGGGTTACCCGGTTATGCCTAAGAAGTTCATTCAGCGGCATAACAAGGCTCTGACGGAGATCGCATCCAAAACGATCTCCGTCTTGCCTTTTATAGACGATAATCCCGAAGCCAAGGCAGAACGTATCAGGAGGACAAACGGAGATGGATGGGATGCTTTCTCGTTCTTCTGCCATACCTATTTCCCGCATATCTTCCCCCTACCTTTTTGCCCAGCGCATGAGACTATGTTCGATGAGACTGATAAGGGCTCAGGCATCATTGGAATCACAGGTTTTCGTGGGCTGGGCAAAACGGTACTTATGGGAGTTGTCTATCCCATCTGGAAGATCATCAAAGGTGAACGCTACGTGATCCATACAGCCGCAGACATAGATCTGGCTCAGGAGCGCTCCGCCTTCACCTTGCATGAATTGCAGAACAATAAGCGGCTCACCATCGATTATCCTGAGTTGCAGCCTGTGGATGCCTTTGATCTGGACTTCTATCTCAAGAATAAAGCCAGGATCAGAGCACGTTCAATCAAGCAAAGCCATAGAGGTACTATCAATCCCAAGACTGCCAAGCGGCCCGGTTTGATTGTCTGTGATGATATCGACAAAGAAGAGAACATGGGTAACCAGTCCATCGGCAAGAGACGCATGGAGAAGATCACCCAGGAGCTTGCCGGAGCTCTCTCACCCGAGGGAAATGGCAAGATCGTCTGGCTCGGTAACCTGGTACATCCCAATTACTCCATCTGCCAGTTTCAGGAGCTCATATTAGGCGATTTACGGGCAGATAATCCAGAATTAGACGTTACCTATCAGATCGCATTAAAGACCCACCAAAAGGCGATATTGCGCTTCTCTCTCGAAGATATGCATGGCAAGTCCATCTGGGAGGAGCAGTACCCTACTGCTACTCTGCCAAACTTGAGAGCCAAGTTCGGGATGACAGGTTATCAAAGGGAGATGCTGGGACAGCCGGTAATCGAAGGTAACATCTTCAAGAACCACTGGTTCATCAAGTATAGAATCCTGCCGGAACCATCCCAGATGAAGCGGGTCTGGCTCTATGCCGATCCTGCTTGGGGAGAGAAGGGCTGTTACAAGGCTGTCATCTCTATTGGATATGACGGTAATCGCTTCTATGTGATCCACGTCTGGATTCGTCAGACTGAGAACACCAAGTTCTTCAGATACTACTATGATGCCTATCAAGAATTGGATAGAATCTACAGAGTGAAAGCCCGGGCCGCCTGTGAAACCACTTATGGTCAGGCTCGCATTCTTGCTGACTTCGATCGGTGGGCTACCGATAACCATCTACCACCCATCAGTCATAGAATCAAGCGCATCGATAACAAGGATAACAAGAACCTGCGCATCGAGAGAACCGAGACCATCATCGAGACGGCAAAGGTGCTCTTTCCGGAGGGACAGGATACTCCTACCCTGATCAGTCAGTTCCTTACTTATCCTGATGGTTATATCGATGGCTGTGATGCCTTGGCAGGATGCTTGGAACGCTTCTCTGAATACGATATTGGCAGGAATAGAGTGAAAGTCCGGAGATTCAGCTTCTAATGAACTATTACGATCAGCTCATGCTTGAGTACTACCGGGTCCTCAATAATGCCTGGAAAACCGAAATCAGAGATGCGACCCGGCTTGCCATCCAGATGCTAAGCGACATGCCACGAGCAGAGAAGATCAACAAGGACTCCATAGATAAGCTTATGGGCATCATCAATACTCAGTTGGGAGATGACTTCGCAGCCATGGTCAATGAGCCCACCAAAGCAATAATAGACCGCTGTGTGCGGCTCGGGCTGAGAGACACACAAGTGCAAGCCCCCACGAAGACCAGCATCGGGCTCTGGGGAATTGAAGACCAGCATTTATCCTCAACCATCCAGAAACAGCAGTTATTTTGGATCGGGAATCACTTCGAAGCCGATGTCAGGCAGAACTTCGCAGACACCCTCTCCAAAGCAATTGAGCAAGGTTATACCAAGGAGATGCTTGCCGATACTCTCAAAGACCAGTTTAATGACCTCGCCAATCGCTCATCTCACTACTGGCAGGGACTGGCAGAGCATACAGCACTGAGAATAAGAGAGTTCGGAAGGCTGCAAGGTTACAAGAAAGCCAAAGCCAGATACTACAAGCTAGTAGTGATCCTAGATGACCGCACCAGTGACATCTGCCGGGCATTGGCTGCCCAGGATAATGTCTATCCCTTGAACGATGCATTGGAAGTGATGGATAACCTCATGGCTCTGGATACCAAGTCCAACAGCCTGGATGATGCAAGAGAATACATCACAGCGCTTGCACCCTGGATCAAGGACGAACAGATCGAATACGACTCCGAGATGAACCCGGTAGGTGTCTCCGGAGCACATACACCGTTTCCACCCTTTCATTGGAAGTGTAGGACGAGCACAATAATCTACTAACACTGTTGGAATAATCTTGAAAAATACGTTTATAAGCACAACAACACCAACTTGGCAGTCACCTTCTACTTCAAGAGTTGTACATTTTACGATACTGTGGTTTTAATAGATGATTGAATTTTCTGAGACTGACATTCATGGTTGGTTGCCCTTCTGCATGTGCAAAACCCGGATAGATTACAATCAAGCCTTCAGGGATTAGTGCCATATGATCATGATTGAGCTTGTAGTTGGTATCATAATCCCGCCATGGATCTATATTCTTCTCGTATTCTGAGATAAGTAATATATTAAATTCTTCTATCTTATCGTGCTCTATCATTTTCCTAACATCAATTCGATTAAAGTCTTTATCAAACATTGCATATCGGACAATATCATCACCATTGGCTCCACCCCAGTAACCCTTGTGATGAACTTTCATCGTAATTATCTCAGAGTTCATGACCACTTCAACCGCAAGGCTTTCTTGCATACAGCCCATTTTTGTGGTTTCCTCTGTTGACAACCATGAATTTAGGGTGTAGTTCGCATAACCGGGATAATCAGCCTTGAACATGTTGCGAATATTCGCATTGTCCTCACGACCATTATGTGCGAGGATGAAAACTTCATTATCAAGCCAATCAACTAATTTTACAATTTTTCGGAATTCTGAGCGAAAAACTGGATACTTCAAATACACAGAGAACTCACCTCCTGATAAAGCAATCCCACTAGCATCGATTATATTGTAAAAGTACAGAAGGGAGTCGGGTAGTGTAAATGACTGTTCAGAAAACAATGGAAAATATGAAACATCCGAGTTTTTCTGACCCGCAGTTGATCCTTTGCATGCACCAGCAAGTAGGAAGCAGGCTAAAAGCGTTAATACAGAAAGGAATCTTACAATTGAGCAGTCTGCCACTTTCCTCATAAGCACGTCAACTCCATTTTGAATTCAAGAGACAAATTCATTTTTTAGACAACTCCAATGGTAGTATAAAAAAAGTAGTGCCTGGGCATATGCACAGGCACTACAGGCTTGCGGTTAGATACTATTTTAACATTGTTATTTTTCTGGTTACATTATAGCTGTCGGCTTTCATGTGAATAAAATAAACTCCACTCGAAAGTAGGTGGCCATTTCTATCAGACCCATTCCATGTTACTGTGTAAGAACCTTTATTCCGAGCTTCATCAACTAATGTGCAGACCATCCGACCGGTCAGATCGTACACTCGAATAATCACACGTTGTGGATTAGCAAGGCTGAATTTGATTGATGTAGTTGGGTTGAATGGATTGGGATAACTACCTATCAATTCAGTGACTACAGGTACATTGTTTGGATCATCACTTGAGACAGGCATTGTAACTTCGATGATGTTTGAACTCCCACTTTCTCCCGATGCGTTAACCGCTCTCACACGGTAGTAGTACTGAGTTCCCTGAGTTAGACCGGCAACGCTTTGATTTGTGCCATTCACGTTAAGGTTGTTATATCCCGTAACAAATGAACTGAATGCAATGCTTGTGGATACATCCAACTTGTAACTCGTAGCGCTGGTGGATGCATTCCAGTTGGCTTGGAAACTAGTATTGGTGATGTTGGTCGCATCAATTGCAACTGGGTTAGGCGGTACGGTCAGAACTGTGATCACA